TCTGCCCAAAAGCCCATTATAGTTTTTCCTTCTGTTCTTCGCAGTGACGGATGCGATCTCTTACTTTGATGTAGTCGGTGATAACTGCAGGGATTGCATTGAAGTCGTCTGGCAATGCATCTATTTCGTCTGCCAGTTCGCTATTAAACTCTTCAGAGTAAGTATAAAGCGGTGGACAGTAGACTTCTAACTGGGTTCTATAAACCGTCCCTGCGCAACCTGTCAGTGAGGTCATCACGGCTAGTAGGATTAAATTCTTCATGTTCTGCCATCGCTTTGTAAAAGTCTTTGGCCTTGTCTTTGGCCTGTAGTTCATCGGCAAGAACTTTGGACTTCTCTATCGTCTTGCCATCCTTGCGGCCCAAAACATAAAGAATGGGTAGCAGAACAGCTAAAGCACCGATGATGTAAGTTTTGACCTTGCCGATGATAAACATTAGTGGACCCCGTCTTTGTGGTCCTTAAACCGTGCGTATGCAGCCAAAGCGATACCGCCCAACGCACATAGCAGGAAGATTGTCTTCATGCTTTCAGAGTAAGGTACTAGGGCCTCAATCTGCGGGGTGATTTCACCTAATGCTGTTGCAGCACCTGCGATACCTGCACCTGCCATTGTCTTAGACTTAGCAAGAGGTTTAGGGGCCGCTGCAGCCACTTTCTGTGGCATAGTAGGTCCACCCTCTGCAGATGGCAGTTTAGCATCACGGCTAAAGATAGCAGCCTCTGCAGCACGACGACGTGTTAGACCATTCAGAACGGTTAGCTTTCCATCCACACGGGCTTTATTCCAACGCATAATTTGTTCTGGAACGTCATTATAAAGACCTTGGTTCAGCTTTTTTAATAGAGTTGATGATCGAAAATTGCCTGCGCCAAGGTTAAAGACGAATGATACCAATGCATCATATTGTCCTTGTGTTAGAGGGACTGTAACGTAACGCTTAACGTCAGCTTCGGCGGTGCGCAAATCTTCACGCAACCGCAACTCAGCTTCCTCTATCGTGATCTTCATACCAGAACGAACGCCCTTGCAACTACCGTAGCCAATCGTCCACTTTCCTGCGGGGCAGAGATATGCGGATATGGTTCCGTCTGGTTGTACTTTGTGTAAGCCTTCAAACGTCTTGACTAGATCAATGCCATCGTTTGAAATTGAATCAGGGTGCATACTATTTCCTTACTGTGTCATTGTGAACGGCGAAGCAAAGCCGCCTGTTGGAATGTCCCCCTGAGAAGTCGGGCTTAGATTGCCCATACTAATATTTGCCCCTACCATACGCTGTAGGTTTCCAAGCTCGTAAAGCGATCTATTAATGTTGATTACTTTATTGCCAATTTCGGTGCCCGTTACATCAAAGGAACGTAGCAAAAGATTTCCGTTCTCATCTATCGCACGGGATAAAGTATTGCCTTGTTCATCTACAGAATTTGAAATGAGTTTCCCGTTATCATCAAAAGCTTGCGACAACTGCTTAAAGTTCTGGCGCATTCCCATATCAAGATCGCCTTGTGTAGCTGCAATAGCCGCAAGGTCTTTGGCCTGATTGATAGAGTTAACATCCATACTCTGGAAGCCGCCTAAAATCTGTTCTCTAAGAGAAGCGTAGTTGTCATTCTGAGAACCAATAGCCGCCTGTATTTGTTGCTGATTAGCTGTGAGGTTGTCTTGCTGACCTCGTAAAAGATTGTCAGTACTCTTATCAATTTTCAGTTGTAAATCTGACATCAGACCCTCTTGGCCTTGTGTTAGATTTGTACCTAAACTATCAACTGCCGATGACACATCAGTGAAATTAGTATTCACATTGTTGTTTAATGTATTAAAGCCTGTATCAAGCGACTTCTGTGCAAAGGCTACTTCACCTGAAAGTAGACCTTCTGTTGCAGTCAACGCTTCTTGGATATTTGTCTGTGACTGACCAATACGCTGCCCCGTAGCGTCAAATGTAGACTGAATTAGGTTACCTTGATCATCAATCTGACGGGTAATTGTATTACCTTGTGCGTCTATAGAATTTGTAATCAAATTACCTTGATCATCAAAGGAATTAGCAACATTATCAAACTGCGCTTTTGTGGCAGCATCCATGTTCTCGCCTTGTGCTTTAAGATTAGCCAAGCGGGTTGCTAGATCAGATTTTGCCAATTGCGCTTCTGTAGATGTAGCCATAAAGCCGCCTTGAACCGTGTCGCCCAGTACGCCAAGGGCCTTACCTGTAGACGTAGCAGTATCACCAATCTGTTCAGATAGGTTTTGTTGTCCTGTAGCAGCAGCTTGTGCGAAGTCACCAAGGTCTTGACGCAGGCGTTGGGTAGCGTTAGCTTGTGCTGTAGCCAAGTCTGCACGGGTCTGATTAGCCAATGTTGTGTCGTCAGTATAGCGATCCACATAGTTATCAAAACTAGACTGAAACCCGCTTTGACCTTGCGCCAATGCTTCCTGATTTGCCAATTGCTGATTAGCGTAAGTATCAACATTACCTGATAAGGCATCTAAGTTAGTCTGTAGACCGCCTTGACCCTCTAGGACATTACGCTGCGTTTCAGTCATTTGATCTGAAGTAGCACCGAAGCCTTCTTGTAATGCTTCACCAGTAGCAGCAAAACTTTCATTCAATGCAGTATTAGCGTCATCGAACTGAGTGTTCATGCCTGTCTCTAGTTCATTCATCGCAGTGGCTTGGTCTTCAAAGCCTGTATCTACAGATGTCTGCAAGTTCTGGTTAGCCTGATCCACAGTGTTAAACCGCTGACCTACTTCATCAAAACCACCAGTAACGTCACCTGATAGCGTGTCTAGTGCAGTCGTATTCTGCCCGATAGCAGCGTTGTTTGCATTCAGACCTGTGTTGATAGTATCAAAAGCAGCTACGTTAGATGCCGTTCTGCTATCATTGTACTCTTTCATCAAGTCTTGCAGATTAGTAAAGCCTGAAGATAGATTGCTGCTTACACCACCAACGCTAGTATCTAGGTTATCGAAACGGTTATCAAAATTATCATACCGTACAGTCGCATCATTACGGGCATCCGTAATCTGACCACTGATACCTACTTGGTTATCCGCTAGGGCTTGGTACTGATCGTCGCCTAAGCCTGTATTTGTTACGTTTGTGACTGTATCGCCACCGCCGCCACCGCCCATATTAAATCTCCTTCGTATGAACCTTGTCAGGCTGTTTAAATCGACGCCAGTTCACAGGAACCCTTTGGCCTAAGACTGACTGTGAGTGTTTTATCATGCCTCGCATGACTTGAGGTAAATGACCGTAGGGGGCTATAAAATCTATTCCCCAGAGCTGATACCGATCATCTATTACATCAGGACGTTTCCATACCTCTTCATCGGGCATCCATATCTCTGATAGAAATTCAGTGGCCTCTTCCTCAGTAAGCCAAGCCCATGATACAAATCCGACAGGCTTATTATCCTGGTAGTACAAATAGGCTTTGTTATGGATTAAGGGGAAGAGGCAGTAGTGGTTAAACTCCACCAAAGTATAAAGCCTATGATCGTCTGATTGATTGAAGAGATATAGGCAATCCAGAACAGTATTTCTGTTCTTCATTGCGCACCTAACTATGTCTATGGGATGTAATCAGTATAGCACATAGTTAGTGTATATTTCAACCCTATTTATGAAGGTTTAGTAGGCCAAGTTACGCTATATGGGAAGCCCTCTTGATCCGTTATATCACGAAGTGCCTGTCTATAGGTAGTCATTGCTGCTGACATAGTTACATCTGACAAAGCCATCCAGTCAGTCTCTTGCAATAAGCTATCACGTTTAGCTCTTACGTTAGCTTCTGCCGTGGCTTGTTCCATGTTCTGCACAGTATAAGCTACTTCCCACTCGTTGCCATACAGTGGTTGTCCTACCTGATCTGTATCTACTACACCTGTATCAGGGTCAGTGCAGTCAGCTTCAGTCTTCATGCGGATGACTTCCCGTGTCGGTGTACCACGCACTAGAGTTTGCACCAGTGGATCATATGAAGGCTTATCTAATTCAGTAACCTCATAGACCCCATACCTACGCAAGATCGTGTTAGGTATCTGCGCAGGGAAAGATGTGTTTGCATTGTCACGGCGAAATTGTCCAATCGT